TATGGCAGCATCATTAGACGGCGTCTTAATTAAGAAAGCCAATAGACAAGAAACTTTTAGCGAAGAACAAATTGCAGACTTAATGGCTTGCATGGATCCTGACACAGGATACTTGTACTTTGCTAAAAAGTTTGCATATATTCAGCATCCTGTAAAGGGTAAACTGTTGTACGATCCTTACGAATATCAGCTAGGTTTAATGCACAGTTATCACAACTTCCGTTTTAACATTAACATGATGCCTAGACAAACAGGCAAGACCACATGTGCTAGTATCTATCTAGCATGGTATGCAATGTTTATACCGGATCAAACTATTCTAGTTGCTGCACACAAATACACAGGTGCACAAGAGATTATGTCACGCATACGTTTTGTGTATGAAAGTTGCCCTGATCATATACGTGCAGGTGTTACAAGTTATAACAAACAATCAATTGAATTTGAAAATGGTTCACGTATTGTAGCACAAACAACAACAGGCAACACAGGACGTGGTATGAGTATCTCGTTACTATACTGTGACGAGTTTGCATTTGTGCAACCTAACATTGCTGAAGAGTTTTGGACTTCGATATCTCCTACACTAGCAACAGGTGGTAGAGCTATTATTACAAGTACGCCAAACTCGGATGAAGATACCTTTGCAACCATTTGGAAACAAGCAGAAAATAAGTTTGATGAGCACGGTAATGAGCAAGAACTAGGGTCAAACGGTTTCCACAGCTTTATATCACATTGGAGCGAACACCCCGATCGCGACGAAGCGTGGAAAGTTGAAGAAGTTGGACGTATTGGCGAAGAGAAGTTTAGACGTGAGTACGGTTGTGAATTCCTTGTATTTGACGAAACACTAATTAATAGTTTAAAACTTGCTGCAATGGAAGGTGTATCACCAATACTTAATATGGGCCAAACACGCTGGTATAAGAAGCCTACAGCGCAATATACGTATGCAGTAGCACTTGACCCTAGTATGGGCACAGGAGGCGACAATGCAGCTATACAAGTGTTTGAACTGCCTAGTTACGAACAAGTAGCAGAATGGCAACATAACACAACAGCTATACCAGGACAAATACGAGTACTTTCTGACATATGCAAATACCTACAACAAGAAACTAATAACACCAACGGTATATACTGGAGTGTAGAAAACAATGGCATTGGTGAAGCATGTTTACTTGTTATTAATGACTTTGGTGAAGAAAACATTCCAGGACTATTTGTAAGTGAACCAATGCGTAAAGGACATGTTAGAAAGTTCCGCAAAGGATTTAACACCACACATGGCACTAAGATTACAGCATGTAGTAGACTTAAAACTATGGTTGAGAATGATAAGATGAAGGTTAGTAGCAAGACTCTTATTAGTGAGCTTAAAGCGTTTGTTGCAACAGGTAGTAGCTACCAAGCAAAGTCCGGCAGCAGCGATGACTTAGTAAGCGCAACATTACTTGCGCTTAGAATGATGGCAGTGCTCAAAGACTGGGATCCAAGAATATACAGTACCTTTACACAAGCTGAAGACATAGAAGATTACGAAGCACCTATGCCCATCTTTATAAGCAGTAACTTTTAATTAAGCGGATAAATACATTATGCAAGAATTTGACAAAATAGGCGAAGACCTTTTTAACAAAATTAGAGGTAGATTTCCAGAAGTTACTATAGGTGACGAAGCAGGAACAGTCACTAACGAGCCAACTATGGCACGTTTCTTTGATTTTGATTATAATGGCTTGGGCAAAGTAAGTGTAAGCATTGAGGAAGATGAAGGCTTAACTGTTATATACAGTAAAGACTTTATGGAAGATCAAGACGAAATGACTAAAGAATCATGGTATGATTTCCTAAAGGAACTACGTGTGTTTAGTAAGAAACGTATGATGCCTTACAGTGTAAGAGATATTACAAAGTCAAATTTAAATAAGAGAGACTATAAATTCTTAGCGAAAACCCCTGAGGACGAGAACATGAACGAATCAAAACTATATGGTACTAGCAGAATTAGTTACCAAAAGATAGGTGAAGCACGTATTGTAATTAAGCACACAGAAGGTGTTAACCAAGAAAGTGCCGCAGGGCGTACACGCAGCATTGGCAAAATTTATATTGAAAGCGCAGAAGGCGAACGTTTTATATATCCGTTCAAACACCTAAGTGGCGCAAGAGCAATGGCACGTCACGTAGCAGAAGGCGGCAAACCACATGATGAGTTCGGTGGACACATTGTAGGCTTATCAGAAGAGATGAGCAAGTTGCGCAAGTTCAACAACTATATGGGTCGTAGTGCTGTAATGGCAGAAAGCCTATCAGGATATGTTGACGCAGTTAAAGAACGTATTAGTACAGTTAAGAAAACAATCGAGTCATTGCAAAAGCCAAAGTTTTATGCAGAAACATTTGCAGCATATGCTAAGCCAATGATGGAAGATGTGCCTACAGACGTTGCAGAAAATTGGATTGATCAACTTACTATCAAGCAGTTCAACGAAGAACTAGCAGATGTATTCCCATACATTTATAATCTAGTAAGTGAAGCAACTAAAGCAAAATCACTAGGACCAGAAGATTTAGAAGAAGTAGCAGGACCAGACAATTGCTGGCCCGGTCACAGAAAAGTCGGTACTAAACCCGGCACAGGTAAAAATAAAGGCAAGCGTGTAAATGATTGTGAAAAGATTCCAGAAGAAATTGCACTAGAGCAAGGCTTTGAAGAAATGATGGGCCAATTTGCAGAAGCAAAAGAGTGCGAAGAATGTAACTGCGCACCTTGTGAATGTGATACAAACGAAGACGATGTACAAGAAGCATACATCAAGACATCAAAAGATGCAAGTGATGCACTAGGTGTGTTACGTGGTAAAGGCAAAAAGATTGAAACCGGAGATGACGAGTACGACGGCAACTTAGCAAACGAGTATGCAAGCGATGTATGGGATGTATATTCTTGGATTGAAGCAAAAACTAATGGGTTCCAAGGCATAGATCCAAAGTTCCAGTCTGCAATCGATGACATGATGACACTACGTGGCGAAGCAAAGAAACTAGAAACTAAGCCAGGCTCGGGTAAGAACGGCAAGTTTGGTAATCAAATTGTGAACACATTATATCCTGTAATGCAGTATATTGATGCACACGATTTTAATCAAGACGAAGACGACACAGAAGAAGGTATGGATCCTAACGAACAAAAGACACCATTAGGCGAGTTCATCCTTAGTTACTTTGATCGTGAGAATGGACAATTTCCAAAAGGCGAAACAGCAGTACTAACTATGGTCGAAAAAGACTATGGTGAGCAGTTTATAGATCCTGCTAAGGCGTTTATTGAACAAATACAAGCAAAATTTGACGAGCACCAGATGCGCACACAGCCACAGCAAATGGAAGACGAAGTTGACGAAAACTTTACACAGGCAGCAGCAGCAGCGGCTAGAGCACATCAGTCAGAGTTTGAATATCCTAAAGGATCAGGCAAAATGCATCCTGTAAAGATGAGCAAAGGCACAGCACACGAAATAAACGACGATTATGATAGAATTCGTGAGTTAGCAGGACTACGCTAACTCGCTTATAAGTTTTATTTCTTTTTCTTTAAAAAAGACTTGACATTGTTCAGTATCTGTTATATAATAATAACTGTGCTGTAACATTAAAAGGCACTTGTAGCAATAATGCTGCAACATTTAGGCAATAACAACGAAAGAGGCATATAATTATGGCATCATTAGCAGAAATCAGAGCTAAACTTAAAGAGCAAGAAACACGCTCATCAGGCGGCGGACAGAATCAAGGTCCAAACCCAATTTACCCATTTTGGAATATTAAAGAAGGCGAATCAGCAACGATGCGTTTCCTTCCAGATGGCAACACAGATAACACTTTCTTCTGGGCAGAACGTTTGATGATCAAACTTCCGTTCGCAGGTGTTAAAGGTGATACATCATCTCGTCCAGTACAAGTACAAGTTCCTTGTATGGAAATGTACGGCGAATCATGTGGTATCCTTGCAGAAGTACGCGGTTGGTTTAAAGACGCAAGTCTTGAAGACATGGGCCGTAAGTATTGGAAAAAGCGTTCATACGTATTCCAAGGGTTCGTAAACGATAATCCTATCGCAGACGACCAAGCACCGGAGAATCCAATCCGTAGATTCATTATTGGCCCACAGATCTTCCAGATCATTAAGGCAGCATTAATGGATCCAGACATGGAAGAATTGCCAACAGATTATACTGCTGGTGTAGACTTCCGTCTTAATAAAACGTCGAAAGGTGGTTATGCAGACTACGGCACAAGTAATTGGGCACGTAGAGATCGTCCATTGAACGATCAAGAAATGGCTGCAATTAATACACACGGTTTGTTTAACTTGTCAGACTTCCTTCCTAAGAAGCCAGACGCAACTGCAATCAAAGTAATGCAAGAAATGTTTGAAGCGTCAGTAGACGGTGAAGCATACGATGCAGATCGTTGGAGTCAGTACTTCCGTCCAAGCGGAATGGCTGCACGTACAGGCGATCCACAGAAAGAAGCAAGTGCTAATGCAACTGCAACTAGCCAGAGTGCTCCGACAGCAGCAGTAGAAGCAGCACCGTTTGAGGCAGATGTTAAAGTAGCTGAAGCACCAGCAGCAGAAGCACCAGCAGCAGGCGGAGGCGCAAGCGACATTCTAGCAATGATCCGCTCACGTCAAAGTTAATAGCAACTGAAAAGGGTTGCTTTATTAAATAGCAACCCTTTTTTACTACAGCTTTTTAGGAGAAAATATGGCTAAATCATTTGATGTTAGTAAGTTCCGTAAGGACTTGACTAAAAGTATCTCAGGCATGAGTACTGGATTTAACGATCCTACTGATTGGATTTCAACAGGATCATATGCACTAAACTATCTTATCTCAGGAGACTTTCACAAAGGTGTTCCGCTAGGTAAGGTTACTGTGTTTGCAGGCGAAT